ATAACCGTTATTTCGAGGGTTGCCCGATGAAGATGGGTTGTCGTGTCGTAGCCAGGAATTTTTGTCACCTCGACAGGTGAAAGCACCTGCAGGCGTGCCAGGGCATCCAGGCGTAACGCCCGGGCTTCGTCATTCGTTTCAGCCCATACATCAACCTGAATGCGCAGTGTCGACTCTGCCTGGCCGCAGAAAACATCCCCGGCAACATCAGTCGGTATCGAGAAAATGATGTAAGGCGCGGGAACATCGGGAAGGCCGTCGCTGCCCAGCGATACTACATACGGATAAACCCGCCCGTCTGCCAGCGGCGACAGCAGGTCATAGAGATCATCTTCTGTCATTTAGCCAGCACCTCATCAATAGCCTGATTCATACGCTGCATCGCCACCTGCGCAGCCTCTTCCATGCGGGTATCAAAAGCAGGGCGAACAAACGGATGTGCTGGAGCCGTAGATGTTCCCAGCTCCACAAAGCGCCAGTAAAACGCATTCCGCTTGTTGCTGGCCTTCATGGTGTTGTCGCTGTTCCCCGTTCGCGGATTAACGCCACGAATATGCACCCCCGACGCGATTTCCCCACGGCGACGACTTTTCTGGGTGACGACAACAACGTTTTTCTTCAGTTTTCCACTTTTCTCAGGAGCCCGATCAATCACTTCCTGTCGGAGGACTTCAGCCCCGGCCCGAGTAGAGTCCCGGAGGACTTTGTTGTTTTCAGCTTTGCTGAGGATTTGCAGGTCTCGGGCGATATCCTCTAAGCCGGAAAAATCCAGATTCACATCAATCATTTTTCGGTCCCCTGTTTGCAGAGAATTTCCAGCCGGGTACCTTTGCTATCTGGCACCGGAGGCCCGGTGACATTCAATGTCACTCCTTTGTAGGGGCCGTTCAGGACAAGAAGCCGCGATGATGCCGAAATATCTTTGCGATATCGAACCCAGACACGAACTGTAGCATCTGCCCTTTCTGCTCCTGCTGTCAGGTTCTCTCGTCCACTGATTCCCTTTACCTCTGCCCAGATAGTGGCGCCGTCAGACCACTCTTCTGTTGGCTGACCACTCGGTGTTCGCGTAGTAATAAAATTTCGGATGGTGATCCGATGCCGCATTGGTCCAATTTTCATCATCCCCTCCGGCTAAACACCCATTTGAATTCGCCAGGGATTCAGCAACCAGCGTGCGGGTCCTGGGATATCAGGACTCAGATCATCCCCGCGGTTTTCATACAGCCAGCCCACTATAAGAAGAACCGCGCTCTGAATGGAGGGCGTGATGATAAGAGGACGATCGCCGGCACTTTCATTCTCAACAGCACTATCCAGAGCAGCCTGGTCAGCAAAAAAGCGTCGGTTAAGAAACTGCATAGCAGCATCCTCCGCAGCTGCAAGATACCCCTCCACCATCGTTTTATCGATTTCATCATCCAGCCTGAGATGTTCCATGGCTGTTTCAGTGTTGATTACCGTCATAACCATTACCCTTTGGTTTCGGGGGCGCGGTTCATTTTGTTATCAGGGACTTCACCAACTATCGTCACCAGCCCGTTACCTTTGAGCTCAGCAGCACGTAAGCGAGAAACATGAAAAGGATCATCGGCGGGCGTCCTGAAAATATCGCCATCCATAAAACGCCGGACAGGCTGAACCTGAATAGTCCCGGCCTCAGTGGGTTCTGGCGCCGCATTTTTACCGTCGGATACAGACGGTTCAGCCACATTTTTTCTGGCCATCACAATCTCCTCAGAAAGAGAGGGCCGCTAAGCAGCCCTGAATTGTCAGCCGCCAGAAGCGGTTACATTACCGGTGACAAATGCTTCCGGACGATAAACTGCTAACGCCAGACGCTCTTCCGCACGAATGGTGACCATGTTTTTAATAAAGTCATCTTCGTTCTCAGTGGAGAGCAGCACTTCGATATCCATGCGATCGAAGATTTGCGCAGCCATGTTGAAGGCTCCAGTCAGGAAGTTGTTCTGCGCCATAGCCTGAGTTTCCACAACAGGAAGACCCCAGATACGTGGAACACCACCATTGACCGGCTGCGCAATGATGTAGCGGCCTTCGTTATCTTTGGTCAACTCGATGCCGGCCCAGTCAATCGGGTTCAGTACAAAACCAGACGCCGGATATTCTGCAAGAACGGCCTGCAGAACAGCCAGGCGAAGACGGTCGATCGGCGTGGCGTTGGACAGGGTAAGCGCTGGAGCAAATTCTGTTGCCTGCGGCAGAATACCGAGGATATTCGCGCCGGTGCCATCGCCGCTCAGCAACTGCTGCTCCTCTTTAAAGCGAAGACCATACTGAGCACGGCCATCGATATAACTGGCCAGACCGGGCGCATCGTCCAGGATCTGACGGGACGCTTTAAAATAATGCGCAATGGTACGTACCGGCGCACTTTTCAGCTCAAACTTAATGTCTGATTTTGGCTTAAGGGCACCTTCCGCCACAGCTGCCGCATTATTGGTAAATCCCGTCTCCTGAACGAATTCAATACCGTTGGATGCAGTATTACCGGGGATCAGCAGGTTACGGATGGTCAGAGTGCGTTCCGGTGGTGCGATAATGCCCTGAACACGATCGGATACAACCAGACTGTTTGTTGCGCTCACGCCAGTGCCCGTAGTCGCCGGCACGTTCATAATATCTTTCTGTTCCAGCTTGACGCGGATGCTCTTACGGGCCGAACTGTCCATGCCTTTGAACTCTTCACTTTCGACCACCAGCTCACCGAGCGATTTTCGCTGTGCAGGTGCATCGTTCGGGCGGCGTGCACCTTTTTGCTCCAGCTCAGTGAGGCGTTCTTTCAGCTCGTTCATCTGATTAAGGCTTTCGTCCGTTCTTTGTTTCAGTTCCAGCGAAACGGTTTCTCCTGCCTCCATTTTTCTCTTCACGTCTTCGCCGAAGTTTTTGACCTGATCAATCACCATGGTGAGCTGGGAGGAGATTTCGCCAATACTTTGTGGCTGATCGTCAGCCGATTTTTTCTGGTACATATAAATCCCTTAGAGAATTTTTGGGAGAGAAAACTGGCTCAGTTGCTGGCGCATCGCCGCAATAGCCGCTTTGGTTTCGCCGTCTTCGCCCCCGGACTCACTCCGGTCAAGCAGATAGGACAGTCCGCGGGAGGCGACCGCGGCGGACTGACTTTTCGAGAAACCTGCCTCTCGCAGGAACTTCTCAAATTCGGGTAAGGAAGGAAGATCACCGTGTGACAGCTTCGACTTAATGACGTCAATACGCGCATCATCATTGGCCGGCACGGTAACAATGGAGATTTCAACCAGGTCGAGCTTCGTTAAGGTGCGGATCCGGGTTTTCTCATCGTAATTTGACTCACGGACGTAATAGCCAATGGAAAGGCCGGTAATGGCACGGGTTTTCATGCCCCGCCAGGCGGTTTTCGCGTAGGCCGCGTCTTCAAGCCACAGGGCCCCTTCACCAAAAAGCCCATGTTTATCTTCTTTCAGGGTCGAGATGTCCCAGTTGCCAATGGGTTCGCCGGTGCGATGTTGCCAGAGAACCGGGAACGTTCTCCCCTTCGCCCGTGTTTCCTCGATGCTTTCGAGGAAAGCCCCCGGCGCCACGACTTCGTTGTAGCTATCCACCACATCGAAGACAGAACCGTACCCAGAAAAAAGGCCGTCATCGTTGACGGCCTTAATGTCGAAGTCGAATGCCTTTACTTTCATGGCTGCGTTTTTCCGGTACATTCCGGCGTCTCCTCTGATTTAATGCCAAGCCATTCCCGCAATGCGTTTTTGGCCGATTCACTGTCGCCGGACTTGCCAAGCTGATCTATCGGCAGCAGGTTGGATTGAACGGTTAGTTGGTCAGCGCCAGGTTTTGGCTGAAGGTTTTCTTTTTGCCGTGCTTCATTGCGGGTCATCAGACCGTTCTGGGTCATCGTTGAGTAAAAAGCGGCACGGGCGGCGCTGTCGGCACGTAAGAGACCTTCGATAGAAAACTCCGCGAAGTACTTATTTCTTTCTCCCGGAGCCAGGAGGCTTTTACGAATCGCCTGCTCAATACGGGTCAGCCATGGACGAAGTGAAAACGTTAAAAAGCCAATCAGCATCTGTTCGACGCCACTTCCCCACATTGTCTGCCCCTGGGCGCTGTGTCCAATCAACCCCGGCCATACTCTGAACCACCGACAAATCTCTTCGATATTGAATGCTCTGGACTGCAGCATCTGGGCGTCTTCCGGGTTGAGGTCAACAGGCTGAAACTTCATTCCCGCCTCAAGAACCATCATTTTCCCGGTATTCATGGATCCAGAAAATTGTTCGACCATGCTTTCACGTACTTCATTGCGCTGCTCTTTTTTCAGGATCTGATCCATTGAGAGAACGCCGCTGGGCCGCATACCGTTTTTAAAAACTTTGGCGCTGGCTTCATCTGTTGCCATTGCCAGACCAAGTGTCTGTCGGGCATAACTGACAGGTGACAGGCCCATGACACCATTGGTGCTGAACGCACGGATGTGCATGATGTCCCGTTCATCAATGTTTCGGGATGTACCTGAAGGCCAGTCACGGTAGGTATAAATTGGATCTCCGCTCTTGCTTAAATCAACCTTCATCCTTTCTGGCCTGAGCGGTACAAGCGAGGTAATACGCTTCCCGGTACGGTCGATTTCCGCGTAAGCATTCCCCCATAAAAGCAGGCTGGCCATGATCATTTCCCAGAACTCCACAGCGGTCATGTCAGCATTCGGTTGATTATGGAGGAGCTCATAAAGCGGGTGATCATTTGCACTCTGGCGACCATCAGCCTTTTTTTCGTAAAAACCAACAGGTAACGTCGCGATGGTTTCGGATAACAGCCTGACGCATGACCACACTGCCGATAACTGCAGGGCTTTATCAACCGTAACGGATTTGCCTGCTGCGGACTGCCCACCAGCATAAGCAGCCCAGAATTCACCGTCGGTAAGTGAGATGGGTACGCCGAGCCACCGGCGAACGGCGCTTTTTATCCGGCCTGGCTTCTTCTCTTTATTCATGGTGACTCACACAATGATGGGATTACTGAAAAAGTCGTCGATATCGCCAGAATCATCCTCATAGCCTTCGGAGGCACCGATTGCCATAGCGCCCGCTACAATGCCGTCGATACGCCCGGTACTTTTTTTCTTGGCAAAAATTCGGTTTTCTTTCTGATCAGCCTCCGTCACTGCTGAAGCCGCATTCCAGCGAAGACAAGGGTTCGTCCTGATGATAATGACGCTGTCATCAAGCAACTCTTCAAACAATTCGATGGAGTGAGGCATCCACAGCCCGGAATCTTTCGCTTTGTAATACCCTTGCCCATGAGGGATTAACGGAACAGAAACAGATGCTTCCTCAAGCTCCGGCTCAAGATATTTAATGCGATACTGGTCGAAGGCGATGGCCTTGATATCAAACTTCTGAGTCAGATCTGCAATGCGCTGGGCAACAAAGCCGTATTTCACTGCTTTGCCAGGTGTGGTGTGGATGTGACCATCTCGCTCCCAGGCGTCATAAGGTACCCGGTCCGTTTTGGCCCGTTCCAGTAACGTATCTTTCGGGGTCCAGAACTCCACCAGCAACTTACGTTGTTTTGGAAAAAACAACGCCAGTGCCGTCAAATCACGCGATCCGGACAGGTCTAAACCGCCATAGCATTCCTCACCTTCCAGTTCATCTGGATCAAAGCTCTCCTCACAACCCATCCAGACATCACTGCTCATCCACGGATTAGCCGCGTCAACCCACTGACAGAAGTTAAGACGTCTGACGATGCTCTCTTTCGATGGCATCCCGCGGGCCTGAGTCACCTGCTCACGAAGATAGCTTTCTTCAAAGGTGTGACCCAGCGAAGGGTTAGCTTTCTTCCAGCAGGACTCATCCTTGAAAGGATCGTCTCCTTCATCCAGAGAACAAATGAAGGCGAAAAAGCTGTCATCTTCTATCGAACCGGCAGAAACCTTTCGGCCGTATTCGTGATAGTCATAGCAGACGCTCGTTTTATCGTGCCCACTGTTGGTGATCATGAAAATCAGCGCCTGCCGACGACCTTTGGTACCGGCACGCATCATTTCAACAACCTGATTGCTTTTATGCTCGTGAACTTCATCAATAAGAGCGCAATGTGGTCGCGGGCCGGACTGCCCGTCATCTGAACTGATTGGACGAAAGAAGGAACCAGACTGAAGAAAAGCCAGGTTCCATTCCTTCCCGGCACCACCTGATTTCTGAATACGTGCGGAAAGAGCTGGAGATTGATCAACCATCGCCACCGCATCACGGAAAAGGACCATTGCCTGGTCTTTCTTCGTGGCAGCGGCATAAACTTCAGCGCGTGCCTCTTTATCCGCAGTGAGACAGTAAAGCCCTATACCCGCAGACAGAGGGGATTTCCCGGATCCCTTCCCGGACTCCACGTAAACCATTCGGAACCGGCGAAAACCTCTGGCGTTTTTCCAGCCAAAAATAGATCCAACGATGAAGCACTGCCATGGCAGTAACACGAAAGGCTCGCCTTCGAAATCACCACCATTGAGCTTCAGAACTTTAGCAAAATAGTCAATCGAGCGTTGCGCCGCCTCAACATCCCAGTGCAGACCACGGGCATGACATGACTGCAGATCGTTGAGGTGGCGCTGGCATGAGTTACGGATGTCAGGACCAGCCAGTTCTTTGCCCGAGGTTACATCCATCGCATATTGGGTTGCAGGATCAACCGAAGAACTTGTCGAGCGTGTCCTCTTCGGGGTCTTCGCCATTCACTTTCACCTTCGTCCTTGCCGCTGGCGTCAGACCGAATTCAACCAGGTAACTTTTAAAACGGCGGTCGGCATCGGCCAGCATCGAAACGGCCGGGTTAGCTTTGATAAGAAAACCACCCTCGGTCTGGACGGTATAGGTTCTTCCCTCTACTGCGATGGTGTCGCGCAACTGAAGGATATCAGCGTAAATATCGCATAGCCGTTCAAGGGCTAAGGTGTCGGCAACTGTCAACACCCCCATCCCGTCAAGGAGAACAGTCAACCTTCCCCAGGCAACCTTTCCCCAGTCGGTCAGGTGCGCCGGCGGGCTTGGAATTTCTCGCGCCGGAGTCGGTTCTTTATCGTTGAGTTTACGTTTGCCCGGGTTGCCGGAGACCACTTTGAGGTGGGTCGGTTTCGGGCGTCGTCCTGCCATCGGAACCTCCCGGAAAAAAACTTTTCATTTCGCGGTTGTGCATAAAAAGGATGGGCGGCGGTCATTTCGGGTCAGAGTTCTGAACTTTTGACCCGCCCCTCCCCCAGGGAATTGACGTCATCTGAACCAGTGAGAATTTGGATCAAGCGGAATACCGTTTTCATCGCAGCCGATGACGGTGCCGCGCTTCTCCATTCGCTGCTTCGTTGAGTCATGGTGCGGCTTACACAGCCCTTGCCAGTTCTTCCGGCTCCAGAAAAGCTTTTGCGCCTTCGCTATTGCCTGGCTGTCACCAGAGCGCAGAGCCTCTTTCAGTTTGTGCGGGATGATGTGGTCAACCACCGTTGCCGCAGTCACCCTGCCTTGCTCCTGGCACATGATGCACAAGGGGTGCGCACGAAGGAAGATAAGACGCTCACGATCCCACTTACTGCCGTAGATGCGGGGCTCTTTGTTCATGCTCTGGTCCTAATGCTTGGATGGGCGTACGATCCTCACCTGACCGAACAGCGCCGGGCGCTTAACCTCGCCGTTCTCGGCAGTGAGGTAACCACGGCTATCAAGAACAGCGGCAATCACCTCGCCTCTTTCATCGTCAGCAGAAAAGCGTGCTTTACATCAACGCCATTGAGATAAACCGTGTTATGTTCGCGACTGGGTGCGATGCGTCCGCCCGGATCGTCGTCGAGAACTGCCAGGCGCATATTTCCTCCAATAAAAGCCCCGCTTGTGCGAGGCTATATCAATTATCGAAAAAACTACCAGCCAACCTGTTTGATTCCTTTGATAATCTCTTCATCACTTAGGTCGTATTGAAAACGAGCGATAAAATACTCACTACCCTGATAAGAAAATGTTTCAATCGGAATATCTATTTGGCCGTGGTTGCCTTTAGGGTCAACGACATAATATTGGTAAACATTTAAGTTTTGTTCCAGTTTTATAATTTTAGGCTCAAGCCCAGGTAGCAATACTAATACTAATTTATACATTTTTATCTCCTCAGCTAACTCGAAGAGACATTATCACAGGCACTCAATGAATGCCTGCTGTAATGCCTTAGCTGTTTGCTTCAGCGCTGGTATCAAAGAGCGGCAGCGCTTCAGTTGCTTCCTGTACTGCTTTCATCGTCTTTGCCACTACCTCAGTCTCTGATGTGACACGGCTGTATTGCTGGATGAATAGCTGGTACTTAAGCGGGCTGTCCTGAACAAACTCTACAGCGACTTTTGCCGCCGCGGTGTCGTAGTTCAGGGTTGAAAGCAGGTTCAGGCGAATCTGCTGGGCGTCGGTGATTTCGACCATGTCGTACCTCATATGCGATGTGGGGAGCATTATCGAAGCCACTCATTGTGAATAGCTCCTGTAATGCTTTGCCACTTCCCGGAGTGGCCACGCTCATGCCCTTGAGTTGCTGTCGCATCATCGCCGCTGATAACCGGTGCGCGTGTGGCGTTCGCACTGCTTTACCGGAGCTTATTGTTATCTATGAACCCTTACCCATCACTACACAGGCTCGCCATCACGCGACTCGGGGCAACATCATTACTGCTGCATTGCCATTCGGCTGCGGTCTACCCGCTTATTGCTTCATAGTCTTATCCTCGCGTAGGGATGTGTGACTGTTTATCCCTTTGTAGGGTTAGCAATCAGCGTCTGGTCGTGCCACAGCGCGACAGGCCCACATACAGGCTTCCTGCATTTTGGTGCGAGCGATTGCCAGGCAGCGCAAAGCTTCATCAATCTCCCGAGCCTGCTCAGCACTTAACATTGCCGGGCCATTACGGACAGCCAACAATTCACCTCGCTCGGTATCAAGCAAACTACAGAAGTGGCGGCTGACGCTTTTGAGGCGGTTCATGCGCTCAATGTCGCCCGCGGTTAATGTGCGGTAGCCCTTTACTGTGGTGCCGTCCTGCGGTTTTGCTTCACTCATTTCGTAGCCTTTTCGGTTAGGTGCGGGCAGTTGGCCAGCACTGATTTGTTGTGCGCCAGAATGTCACGCTTCGTCTGACGGTCGAGAACATCGATATCGTGGTCTGTCAGATAGAGAATTCTTATCCAACTGCACGCCGTATCAATAACCACCGGGGCGGGTAAATCTTTCGCGCAGCTCGCGATCAACATCGTCATCGCCCATACGCTTAACGTCTTCCTGTACATCACTGGCCCCTTTCGTTGCATCAGCCCGGCGTTCTGCCGCGGCGACGGTAGCAGCGGCGTTCTCTTCGGTTCGCTGCTGTTCGGCTTTGGCTTCCGCCTTGCTGGTCCCGCGGGCATGGCCCAACCCAAATGCGCCAGCGACAATGGCCAGCAACGCAGTTGCCAGACCAATAATCATTTCAATGCCCATAGTGACCTCACACCAGTACTGATTTAGCCTGGTTAAACAGCGCTCGGCGTTTATCCAGACCGTTGCGGCCACCGTTAATAAGCAGGGTTACGCGCTCAACATCACCGGAATGAAGAAGGCAACCGTGGGAAACATAAAACCATGCGGCTGAACGCGCGGCGTAATCATCTCGCTCCAGCAGCTCAGGCTGGGTAACAAGATCAAGCTTCAGCGCCTGTCCGCAGCTGCGATAGTTGCTCAAGCCCGTAACTTGTTTCAGACCGCGACCGCGATATTTCCAGCCATCACCGGCAACCTGATTACCGAGATTCTTTTTTCCCCACTCGCCCCCATACACCAGATTCGCGATTGCTCGCTGATTAGCTGGTTGCGTTGCCGTTCTGCCGAGTGCGGCGGCCTGCTGGGCGGTGATACGGTGTTTACCGAACGTAGGCACAAGGCTATCTGCTGCATAGTTCAGATTTTCCACCAGCCGGGTAAAGCCTCCGGACTCGTGCCCCATCTGGGCAATGAACATCGCCCGATCGAGTGGAGCAGTGATGCCGAATTCTTTCATCGCAGCATCAATGTGCGGAAACCAGCGCGCAGCTAACCCGGCGCTTATACCAGCCGCCTTCTGGAATTGTGATTTGTTCATCAGTGCCTCAGTGCATCAACCAGTCGCGCCACATTCCCCCTGAACCAGAGAACCGCGCCGCAGATAAGAATGTTCGCCAGCACCACCAGCCAGTGGGATGACTCGTACAGGCCAAACAGGAAACGGAAAGGGATGCTGGCGTAAACCAGCACAGTGAAGTAAGCCATCAGCGATATCATGGGGCGGTGTCTTGACCCGTCGCGCCGGTAGAACATCAACGCAACAACAATTACAGCGCATATCACCGCATTGATGATTGCGCTCGGATCACTTGTTACCATTGCTTGTCCCTCCTCCACGTAAGCGAGAGAGAATCCCAAACAGGCTACCCAGGTCCTGACTGTTTACGAACGTCAGCAACTTAATGGCTATGGCTGCCACGATTACCGCTCCGAGTGCATCAAGCGGCCTGTCGTTGTAACCTGTCCACTTTGAGAAGTATGACCCCAGCAGAGGAGCGCCAATCACACCAAAGATGAATGAAGTGATGAAATAGCCCACCAGCTTAATGCGACTAATATTCACCGCCGTTGCGACATAGAACACCGCACCAGCAAACGCACCAAACACCACGCCGTAATCAATGCCAGTTGCCAGGCCGAATAGGCTGGCGCCGAACAGTCCACCAGCTGCTATCGTTGTGGCAGAAACAGGATCGGACATTTAGCCCCCTCTATTGCTGTGGATCCTCTCAGAACGAGGGGAAAATAGGATGGCCGCCAGGTGACAGCCACCAAAAATCACTGTAAAAATATCAGGATTCACCACCCTCTCAGACGGATTTATTCTTCTTGTTCAGTCTCGTCCGCGTACGAAGCCAAGGATGTATCCAAGACCAAAACAAGAAAAACCGAATCCCACCAAGGGTAATACTGAATAAATAAAATCAGGCATAGGGAAATCTCATGGAAATTATTTCAGTAATCGGAGTGATACTGACACTGCTAGGGCTCTTTATTCCGTCACTAATCAGTAACCATTCGTCACGTAAGGCAGAGTTCAGGAAGCATTCCGCACCACTGCTGGGAAAGTTGCTAAGCGAAATTGAGGCTATTGAAGGAGGCTCTTATCCATTCAGGCTTATCAGCGATGCTGATTTCAACCAGTTGCTACCTTACGCCCCGAGGCGCAGGAAAAACGCTCTCCTTGATGCTTACACCAGTTATCTCGACGCTCATACGATGGCCACCACGAAGCACTGGCACGATGAACATCCATCCGATGGAATGCTATTTTTCCCGACGGGTTTCTCAGTCACTAATTCAGATGAGGTACTGAAGAAAATGCAACCTCTGAAAAAAGAACTCAGCAGATAGTCCTTTAGGATGGCCGCCAGATGGATTAACGACAAAGCACAGAGTGAATGATGCTCTGGTGGCACAAATAAAAAAAGCCACGCAAATGCATGGCCTTGTGATTCGAATCCGTTATTTACAAAATGTATTCGAGACAGTATCTTTCGACTTCCGGACAAAAAAACATATACCGGGACAAAATCTAAATGTAACTGCCTTGCCTGCATGAAACCATGCGGGCTTTTTTTTGCCCAAA